AGGAGTAGACAATGATCGTAATATTCGTGTTAATGTGGGCAGTGGCCTTTCCGATGCTGATCGTGATGAATATTGGCATTCCCGAGATGACCTACTTGGCCGAGTGGTTGAGGTTGCGGCAGACGCTGTTACCCAAAATCAAGATGGAACCTATAGTTTAAGATTCCCCCGCTTTGTGCGATTCCGTGGGTTTGAATCTGGAGAGAAATTATAATGTTTGATCAATATGTTAAAATGTTTGATTTGGTGTCTTGGCAAGATGCCTGGCTGATTGAGGCCGTGACCGTTATCTTTGGGGCCTTGTTGGTTGGTTATATAGTGACCAAAGCAGTCTCAAGATTCAACGGAGATGAACAATGATACACCCCAAGGAATGGATAGCCTACATCCGCTGGCGTATTGAAAAAGCCCTGAAACGTATTAGACAGTTTGTGGCATGAGCAACTCTGCCTACACATTCCGAAACACTCACAATCCCAACACCATAACCTGCTTGGCCGGTGGAGAGGAAATGTTGCGAGTCAGCCCAGATGGATTTTGGGTGCGTGGTGTTCGGGTAGCCCAGGATGACACAGAAGCAGAAGTAGTGTATAATGCATTTAAAGCCTGGATGACCTGGGCACATTTAAACCGAGATTACCAATAAGGAAAGAAGATGGCAACCAAAGAAGAACAGCAACAACTCATAGACACATTAAAGTTCACACCATGCACATACAAAATCAGCATGTGGGGCTATGGTGGAGAAAAGGTCATGGGCACCGTGGATCCCAAGGTCTGGGACTACTGCATGGAGCACCAGGTGGATCTCAGCGACATAGCCTGGAATTATGAAGCCTGTGAAGAGATGGGCCTAGACGAAGATATGCTACCATTTACTCCAGGATCGTGGTACGAATGCGACAGCATGGCACACGTCAACGGTGTGAGCCGCGATAGTGGAACTATACAGATCGAAGATGAAAACGGCGAAACTGTGCTGGAAAAAGAACTAGGAGATCTTGAAGAAGGTGAAGACGGCCCGGTATGGTCATGTACAGACGAAGTGTACATTGGATCACGCAAAAAAGGTGAAGTGGTGTTTATTGGTAGTTCAAACGAAAAAGGCACTTTCTTCGAAGGCGAAATAGAACTACGAGCACCGTTTGACATTACCAAACTGGAATTGCACTATGAAGAAGTAGATGGCGAAGAAATAGTTAACTCAGTAATGTATGACGGTGAAGACATCGACAACAATGGTGGCGGCACCGACGGAAAGAGTTCGGACATGATCATGGTGCGTGTCACCGACGACGAAGGCAATTTTGAACGTTATGAACCCGAAGAAAAAGACTGGGGTCATCCTGAATATGGTACCAGCCCAAGCGACTGGGAGTCAAGTCCTAAGTTTAAATTTAAGAAACAAAAACCCACAATCCCTGGATACTATAGTTGCAACTATGGCTTTGGTAGCACCTATGGTAGCCTGTACTGGGATGGTTCTAACTTTGGTGATTGGGAGTATGGCAAGTTTAATGCCAAATCCGACGACGGCATAGTGACCTGGCAGGGCTACAACTGGGACACAAGCTCATGGGCCAACCAACCGCCCGAGCCAGTGAATGTGATTTGCGACAACAAAAAGTGTGGTTGGGTAGGCATGGGCTCAGATCTCAGAGAAGATGATGACTATAATAGTCATTGCCCCGAGTGTGATGGCACAGATTTTGACTGGATTGACTACGATCCTGACACCAAGGCGGGTCGTGCCAATCGTGCAAAGTATTGCCGGCCATGGGATCCAGCGGTGTCATTGGATAAGATTGTCGCAGCTGATTCTATTAAATGTTAAAAGGAGAATAACATGGCATGGCCCTATGGACCCGATGAAGATGTAGCAGTGGCAAAACCAGCAACAGAATCTAAATCACGTTGGTGGACTGTCAAGACTCACTACAAAAAGTCTTGTGAGCAACACGAGTATTTTACACACGATGATTACAATGGGTCACTTGTGGTCAAAGACGGATTTCGCTTTTGTGAATACAGAGTAGAAACCATCGACGGAGAGTTTCCACAATTTAGCTTTACTAACTTGCCGGGAGGAAGTGATGATAAAGACAGCATCGATTTAAACAGCCCGTACGGCGATAACATTGACACTACCGAGCTTGTTGAACTGTTTGATGGCGGTTGCTGGGACGATGTTGAATTCCCAGAAGACATGCCCGAAGAAGAACAAGAACGTTTGAAAGAGTTTCTGAGTGAAAACGGGTCTTACTCCTTAGAAGATGATGAGGGTTGGTCCTTGAGTGAGACCGAAGTTTGGGTCTGGGGACCATTGGAAGTCACAGATGATGCAGGTAATACTCGTATCATCTGTGCTGATGCCGACGGCAACATGATTGATTTTGTAGATGAAGACAACTGATTGGTTTTCTAACACCATCAATCCTGTATATCCAGGACTGTATGAAGTAAATACGAACACCTGGCCTTGGCCAGCCTTGGTTGAATGGACGGAAACAGGCTGGAACACAGATATCAAAATTAACGAATGGCGCGGATTACAGGAGAAAATACTATGATGGCCAAACCTGAAACAGCCGGGCAGTGCGGATGCGGTCGTAGCCCCACTGGTAAATGCATTGGCTGGCACGCACTCACTGACGAAGCTTACAAAGCCAAGCTGGCTGAATGGACCTCTCAGCAGGACGAAAGCGATGACATTGAGCGTGAAAAAGCCATCAATGAGGAAATGGAAGCCTATCGTGAACAGGCCATGAGTCTATGGTTTGACAACGGAGGTTCGTGTACTGGAGCCAAGGGCTCAGGCACACCCAACATCAACTAAGGAGAATCATAATGACTTTTACAGAAATTTTACACGAAATACATGTGTGGTCTATCATGTTCGTGGAAATGATTCGTTACTATATTTCATAAAGGAGAGACAATGAATACCTATGCAAGTGTGAGTGACATCAACAATCGCATGATATCAGTTTACAACAACATGTTCTTGGCCGTGGTCACGAGCCTGATTGTTAGCCTGTTAGTGGCGTCAAGCCCCAGCTTGATGGCCCTGCTGTTTGGCACATGGATCAAGTGGGTGGTGATTTTTGCACCACTTGTGATGATTTTTGCCATGACCTGGATCATGCAAAAAGCCACCTACGGTCAAGCCCGTGGCATGTTGCACATCTTTGCCGCACTCATGGGACTCAGCCTCAGTGGCATATTTGTGGTCTACACCACTGCCAGCATTGTGAGTGCGTTCTTTGGTGCTGCAATCTTGTTTGGTACCATGAGTCTATGGGGATACTTTACTAAAAAGAGTTTAGAAGGTTGGGGTAGTTTCTTGTTGGTAGGACTCATTGCTGTGGTCGTCACCAGTATTGTGAACGTGTTTATTGGTAGTAGCACTCTAGCCATGGTTGTCAGTGCAGTGGCCATTATCGTGTTTTTAGGGCTCACTGCCTATGACACACAACGCATCCGTAATGAAGTCAGCATTCTTGAACCTGATTCAAAGGCCGAAATCCTGGGCGCACTGAGCTTGTACATGAACTTTATTAATATTTTTATCAGCTTGTTACAACTGTTTGGTGGCCGTAATGATGACTAAGTTTCGCATATGGCTGGCTCGTAAAATATTAGGCAACCATTGCTCTTGCTATAAAATGGGATATCATGTATTATGTGATTATACTAAACATCAAATAGGCAAGAAATCGTGAATCCCATTAACCTACTGACCACAGCCATAGACAATCTCTGGTGGTGGACCTATGGTATCATAGCTGGCTGGGGCCTGACCTTTACTTTGGTCATAGCGGCCTTGATCATCTTGTTGATCCGAACTATCAATCTACAACGCAGAGTAGATCGCTTGGAAGCCAGGATCATAACCAACGAACGTGAATACAATCTCATACTAAAATCGTGGCCGGGCAAGAAACAGTAGACCCTCATCGTTGCTCGGTGTGCAGTTGTGACTACACCGACGACGAAGGTGGCATCCAAGGTTATTTTGGCATACTGCCTGTGAGTTTTTGCCCTACCTGCTTTAGTTGCATGTGTGACATGGCCAGTCAGTATCTCGACACAGAGGATTTGCAATAAATATTAGATTATGTGGTTTGGTATATTAACACTCGCGACCGCACTGATCATATCGGTCAGTGCCGCTTATTATAGCATTCTAGGCCTCACGGCCATATTTGCCTCGGCTTTTTGGCCCATAGTCATACTTGGCTCCAGCCTGGAAGTGGGCAAGATTATATCCACGCTGTGGTTGCACAAATACTGGGATCGTGCCGAGTTACAATACAAGGTTTACCTGTGCTCGGCTGTGGCCATACTCATGTTGCTGACCAGCATGGGTGTGTTTGGATTCTTGAGCAAGGCACATTCAGATCAAAGCATGATATCGGGTGATGTGATTGCCAAGATCAGCATCTACGATGAAAAGATCAAACAGGCCCGCGACAACATCACAGTGGCCCGCAGTGCCTTGACACAGATGGATGCGGCTGTGGATCAGACCATGAGCCGTAGCACCACGGAATCTGGTGCTGACAAGGCTGCACAACTGCGTCGTAGCCAGGCCAACGAACGCAACAGATTACTAAAAGAAATAGACACAGAACAGAAAAAGATACAGACTCTCAATGATCAACGAGCACCCATAGCCGCTGAGGTACGCAAGGTTGAAGCCGAAGTAGGACCCATCAAATATATTGCGGCCTTGATCTATGGCGACAATCCCGAAGCCAATGTGCTGGAAAAAGCAGTTCGTTGGGTTATCATACTTATTGTGATTGTGTTTGATCCTCTAGCATTGACCTTGTTGTTGGCCGCAACCAAAACCCTGGAATGGGAACGTGGCATCAATATCATGTCACCGGCGGCTCGTCGACCCGAAGAACCTCAGGATGACCCCAAAGATGATACCCAAGAGTTTTTTGATCGCGCCCAAAACGTAGCACGAGCCTTGGATGCTGGCACATACCAGGCTCCAGAAGAACCCAACCCTTACAAGAACATCAAGCCCGATGCTGATCATTGGTATGATTCAGTGGATGAACCCGAACCTACAAAAAAGAAAAACATATTGTCGAGTCTGGATGACATGTGGAGCAGAGCCAAAAAAATAGTGATACAAGATACAGAAGCCGAGCATGCTCCATTGGTTCGACCCATTGAAGAACCAGAAGAGTTTGAAGAACCCATGGATGACCTAGAAAAACAAGCCAAGCGTGCCTGGAAGGAAGAAAATCCCACTGGCATGCTCAAACAAGAAAGACAAAAATTTCGCAGTGGGTTGATAGATCAGTTGCCGTGGCGAGAACCAGAATTTTTAAATCGCGTATTACAACAGACCGGATTACAGCCCGACAATGCACCAATTGGACATCAAGGACAAGTGCGTGGATTCGGAACCAGCTTTCCTGCTGATGCTGTCAAAGGTGACATGTTCCTGCGTGTGGATCAACTGCCCAGCGTGTTGTACAAGTTCAATGGTGCTCGTTGGATAGAAGTAGACAAGGCCTTGTCAGATCAGCATGCCTATGACGATGCCTATATAGATCATCTCATTGAAAAAATCAGTTCTGGTGAATATGATCCAGACCTGCTCAGCGACGCCGAGCGCGACAGAATAGAAGAACGACTCAAGCCACGGGCCTAGAATGACAGAAAAACTAGCCCACTGCTCTTTTTGCTCCAAACACAAAGATCAGGTAATCAAGTTGATCGTCAGCCAAGAAGTGGCCATATGCAGTGAATGTGTGGAACTGTGCAACAATCTGCTAAAAGACACTAGTTCCAAAGATCAACCTGCAAAAACAATTCTAGTACCAGAACCTCGTGACATTTGTAGCTACCTAGATCAGCATGTAGTAGGACAAACTCAAGCCAAAGTTGTGCTCAGTGTGGCCATTGCCAACCACTATAAACGTATCAACAATCCTGACACCATGGCCAAGGCCAACATACTCATGATTGGCCCAACTGGCACAGGAAAAACACTCATGGCAAAAACTGTGGCCAAATATCTTAACGTGCCTTTTGTGATAGGTGATGCTACTTGCCTGACTGAAGCTGGATATGTAGGCGATGATGTAGAAAGTCTTATTTCCAGACTTTATACTGCGTCCAACAACAATGTAGAAGCCTGTCAGCGTGGTATCATATTTCTAGATGAAATAGATAAAATTGCTAGAAAAAGTGAAAATGCAACTGTGTCCAGAGATGTGTCAGGCGAAGGAGTACAGCAGTCCTTGTTAAAATTAGTAGAAGGCACAAAATGCAGAATTTCTGCTGCCGGCGGACGCAAGAGCTCCTCCGCAGATACTGTAGAGATTGACACAACAAACATATTGTTCATTGCCGGCGGCGCCTTTGTAGGGCTTGACAAAATCATACAGAATCGTGTTCAAGGTACTGGCATGGGATTCGGCGCACAGCTCAGCACCTCTGAGCAAATAGATCAAGAACCGGTGAGTCCCGATGACCTAGTTAGGTATGGTATGATTCCAGAATTTGTGGGCAGATTCAGCAGTTACGTAAATTTACATGCCCTGACCAAAGCACAGTTGATCAGCGTATTGACGCAAATTAAAGGTAACTTTGTTAGCCAGTATCAATGGTTGTTTGATCAGGATGGAGTGGCCTTGGAGTTTGACTCTGAAAGCCTGGATCTCATAGCCCAACGCACACTACACACACGCACAGGAGCTCGTGGATTGCACAGTGAACTGGAACGGATTTTGTTGCCGCACATGTTTGATCTGCCCAGGTATCGCAGGCAAAACATACTGTGCGTTACAATCAATAAAACCCAGGTAAATACTCCTATGACACTGGCACAGGAAAATGCATGAAAGAATACAAGAGATCCGTCACTGTCAAGGACGACAACGTGGAACGAGCTCTCCGTAAGTTCAAGAAAAAGATACAAGACCAAGGTCTCCTGATCGAACTCAAAGAACGTGAAACCTACGAAAAGCCCACCACACGCCGCAAACGCAAAAAAGCCTCGGCGAGAAATCGCTGGCAAAAACAACTAAGAAGCCAGCAGTTGCCCAAAAAATTATATTAAGTGTACGTAGAATTCCAATTGCCACAGGGTATCAGCACCCGTGTCATGGCCAATGCCATCAAGGCAGACATAGCTATCTGGGTCAACCGGTATCAAATACCCGATTCAGCCTACAGTCAAAAAACAATAAAATACACGCATAGATTGGGGTTCAACGACGAAAAATATTTCAGCCTGTTTTCAATGACCTGGGACAGTTTTGATTTCCAAATTGTCAATATTGCCAACGAAAGATATTGACAAATTCTGGAAAAAATGTTATAAATAAAGTTACGAGTGCCAAAGTTTGGGCTCGTATAAAGTCATAACTTGCTTAATGAAAGGAGAATATTATGACAAGACTTACCTCTCTGGATCTCAGTCCATTCTATCGTAACAGCATTGGCGTAGATCGTTTGTTTGATCGCTTGATCAATCAGATTGACACAACCGCCAGCACCAACTATCCACCCTACAACATTGTAAAGACAGGTGAAAACAACTTTGAAGTACAAGTTGCTGTGGCCGGATTTAGCCAAGGTGAGATTGAAGTCAGCGTCAAGGATGGAAATTTAATTGTTACCGGCGAAAAGATCGACACAGAACTACCCGAAGGACACGAATACATTCATCAAGGTATCAGTGCCCGTCGTTTTGTGCGTACATTTAGCCTGGCTGACTATGTCGAGGTCGAAAGCGCCATTGCTCGAGACGGCATTCTAACTGTGAAGTTAGAACGCCATATCCCTGAGGCAATGAAGCCAAAGACCATTGCGATTACCTACGCAAACTAGTACAATGTAGTAAATACAGTGGAGGGCACCGTGCTCTCCACTACTAACAAGGAAACATATGGGCCAGGCTGGAACAATATCAAAAATAAAAGTAGATCACAGTATCAAAGAACCACCCATGTTCAAGGTCATCTATTTGAACGACAATCAAACTACCATAGAGTTTGTTATCGAAACCTTGGTTGAATTTTTCAATTACAATGAAACGACCGCACAACAGATCACCGTGGACATACATGATCAAGGCTCAGCCGTGGTAGCAGTGTTGCCATATGAAGTTGCTGAACAAAAAGGCATCGAAGTCACTGTGCATGCTCGCAGCAATAACTACCCTTTACAAATCAAACTAGAGCCCGAAACGGCTTAAATTTCAACTTCAATGCGTTTGGGATAATAGGCCGGTTGGCTCCAAGGAGTATTGCCACGACCTTTAGGATTGCTGACATATCTTATGCCGCCAAAATCTCTGTCCACAGATCTATGATAGTGACCAAAGGCCCAAACTTTAATTTTGTTTTCAGTGTCCTCGTCCAGGCACATCTGTAAATGAGGATTACCCATGTAGTTGAATCTCGGAGAATCTGCTATGTCAAGATCGTGATTGCACAACCATGATCCAGGCAAGGTATGTGTTACCATGACTATGCTTTTGACTTCTTGATGGGTCTGTAATTTTTTAACACTGTTGGTTATGTAGGTAGAATCGTGATAGGCAATGCCAGTTATAGTATCAACTGCACTTTGGCTAGATTGCGTGTATTCTTTGTACCATTCTTGCGCCACGTCATAATCAATGGCTGGATCAAAATCATAACTCCACCAACCATTGGTTGCTAAAATCGCCACACCATTGATGATTACCACATTGTCCTGTAGATAAACCACACCGTTTGTTGACTTGATTTTGTTTTTTAAACTTTTATAGCTGTCGCCAAGATTTTCCAATTGCCAGCGGTGTTCATCGTTTCCGTCAATATAAAAAACTCCGGCATAACACTGACTCAGATGTTCCAAGGTCTTGGCCACCAGATCATGATCTCGGGCAACATCGCCAGCAACCACACAATATGGGCTGGTAGGTTGCCCAGTCCAATCAAACTGATCCCAAGTTTCTACGTGTAGGTCGCTTATGAGATCAAATACAAAAGTCATTTAGGATCCTGAGAGGTGTATCCTAAATATTTTAGTCCTGTTTTACGATGTGTCTTTTTGTATAAGGTAAGCAATTCCATAGATAACTATTTAACGGAGGACCAAGATGAACATTATATTTGGAAAAGAAAACGCCGACCTAGCACGAGACAAGCATACTGTGTTAGAACTTGATACATTTCAGTTTCCTGACAACGGCCCCACAATAACGGCCTATTGTACAGTTGAAAAAATTAAATTTGATCAAATGCCAGTGGTAGAAAGCATGACCAGATTGCACCATGATCTTATAACACAATATGGTCATCGTAACTGGAGCACATGCCTGGATTTGATCTCTAGATTGTGTGGTTTTTGGAATGAAGAATTAGACAGTTTTTATGATGATCTCAAACTGCGAATACAACAGCATATCGAATCTCCGCCCGAGTCTGACTGGTCTCCAATCATAATCAAAGATTAATTACCCAGTTTATTAAATTTTCGCACAAGCACTAAATATCCACATAATAAAAAGACTCTAACAAGGAGCAGACATGAGCAACGTCAACGAAGTAAAACCTCTGTCACGTTCAGAGCGTGAAGCACAAATCAAAGACAAAGCCGGTTGGGTGATCACTGTCCTAGCTGCCATGTTGGCCATCAACACACTCATGGGCGGCGCCAACAGCAGTAGAATACTCAACAACACCATAGACGCCAACAACACCTGGGCATTCTATCAAGCCAAATCAATCAAACAAACTCTAGCCCAAATGGCCTATGAAGATGCAGTGCGGGCAGGCGATCGCAAAAAAGCCGCAGACCTGCAGGCCCGGATTGATCGTTATGAAAGTGATCCCAAGACCGGTGAAGGCAAACAAGAACTCATGGCCAAAGCTCGTGGCCTAGAAGCCACTCGTGCCGAAGCCAAGCATCGTAGTCCCTGGTATACCTATGCTGGCAGCCTGTTCCAGATAGCCATTGTGTTGTTGACAGCCAGCATCTTGGCAGTGAGCAATCGAATGTACCGGGCCAGTATCACGGTCGGAGCCGTGGCCATGATCCTACTGAGCCAGGCCATATGGTTGTGGTTGCCTGTGACCATATAAGTTAATATACCAGCATTTTTTTTACTGTAGTTTTGTTAAATACACTTGATATTCCCAAAGAGGAATACTAGGAGAAGATTGGCAAAACCAATCCATAATAAAAATGTCAAAAAAACTTGCAAGCCTTGGCGGATGGGCTGTAATATCCGCAGTGTTGTTGTCCTCACCGGTGTTGTCTCAGACCATAGTCACCGACTCAACCAGCCGAAGCACCACAGACTCTACTTCAAACAGCACCACCACAGTGAAATCGCCTCCGCCCACAGCCGTGGCTCCATCAGTCACAGTGATCAACAGTGATGTGTGTGCTGTGGCGGTATCGGGTGCTACACAAACACAGATACTTGGCATCAGTTTTGGTGCTACCATGACTGACAAAAACTGTGAACGATTAAAGTTGGCTCGAAGCACCTATGACATGGGCATGAAGGTCGCGGCCGTGGCCATCATGTGTCAAGACGAACGTGTGTTTACAGCCATGATGAATGCTGGAACTCCTTGTCCGGTAGATGGCAAGATTGGTGAACAGGCCAAGGCCATCTGGGAAGCCAATCCAGATCGTGTGCCTCAGAAGATAAAGAGCCGAGACTGATGAAACTGTGTGCGGCAGTGGTTGTGGCAACAGTACTGGCATGCTCCTTGGTGCAGGCACAAACCTTGACCACGCCCAACCTGATCAATCCTGCAGGCACGGCCTGGGGCATTCCCAGCAACCAGGTCATGGGCATCGGCGGTATTAGTGCAGTGGAGGGTGTGGGACCGACCACAGGGTCGGCCTATTATAACTCAGAAACTAACACCATTAGATTTGGCTACAGTAACAGCACTGTGGCACAGACCATTGCAATCAATCAGGCCCTGTCAGGTACTGGCATACAGGTAAGTGGATTTAGTTGGAACTATCAATGGATGAATGGTGGCTACAGCAGTGGCACCTTGCAATCATCTATAAACATGACCAGTGGTACTGGAGCCATTTTACAAAGTCGCAACTTTGTTCATGGGGTGCAATCCACAGCTGACTGGCAAACAGAGTCGGGCACGCACACATTCAATGCTTATCCACTGAGTTCCTTGGGCAACCTGTCCATGAGTTTTACCGGACAGGATGATCGATTCTGGAATGGCCTGTATGGCCCCAGGGTAAGAAACGCAAATCTTGGCTTGGTTTATACTGTGGACCCTTGTGTGTCAAATCCGTTGTATTCGCCATCGTGTTCGGGCTACAACAATGTCCTGACCAGCCAAAACATCTTGGCACAGAGTTATGCCATCAACACCGCACTGAATCTTTCAGGGTCGGGTGTTTATATCAATGGATTCAAGTACGGCTATGATGTGTATGTGGGTGGCCAATGGTGCTCGGTATATTCTGCCCTGGCACCGGACAACTGTGGAAGTTGGGATCCGTCGGCCATGGCAGTGGGAGTATGGGTCACAGACAAAAATGCCACGGTGTTGTATGAGAACATGCATACTCACAACACACAAAATACTTTAAGTAGTCACAGTTATAGCCATGTGTTCACTGATCGAAAACTTTTGTCCAACATGGGCAACTTTACCATGTCCACTGGTCAGTATGGAACAGGTGCTGTGTTCAATGCCTGGAGCAACTGGCAATATACTCCAGATCCTTGTGTGGCCAATCCCTTGTATAGCACCACCTGTGAAGGTTATCAACAGGCCTATTTCAATCAACAGTGTTCGGCTAATGCATTTTATAATTCTGCATGTCCGGGATATGCCCAAGCCTACTTTGCCCAACAATGCACAATAAGTGCCTTGTATAATCCATCCTGTCCGGGCTATGCCTCGGCCTATTTGACCTATCAGTGTTCAATCAGTCCTTTGTATAGCACTACCTGTCCGGGGTACGCTGAGGCCTATCTCAATGATCAGTGCATCAAAGATTCTTTGTATTCTCCACAGTGTGCAGGCTATGCCACGGCCTATGCCATTAAATATTTGACCCCTATATCGTCTGGTTCTACTACAGCCTCCGCGGTAAACAGTCCATTGTCTAGCACAGCGGCCACTGATCCGGCTGTGACCAAGACCACTCAGGGTGCCACTACAACCACAGTCAGCACCGACGGAACAGTCAGCACAGGAGTTTCAGCCACCGGCGATACCAATGTGGACAAAGCCATTGCACCCAAAACTACCGCAACAACTGGTGCTCAACCAGCAGCTCCGGTACAGTTGACCCCAGCGTCATCTGCACCAACACAACAAATGTCTCAAAATGATGCCAGGGCAGAATCTCGACGAGACGAACCACGAGCTGAGAAGAAAGAATCTGCCACGGCTGAACGACCAGCACAACAGGCCCAACAAAATACGCCCGGAGGCGAAAAACCACAACCAACTGCTAGACAAGAACTTCAAGAAAAAAGGCAAGCACAGGCCAAAGCCGAAGCCATAGAAAAAGGTAAAAATCTTGCTGGTGAAATGGGTCGAGTTGCTGATTTAGAATCGCAAAAACAAATCCAAAATGTTGTGATCCAGGCCATGGCTTTTACTCCAGGGTTTGATGCCTATGGCAAGGCCACGATTCCAGATGGCGCTGGCTACAGACCATTCACGGTTTACAACAATCAACGCAACATAGAAAATCGCGTGACATCAAGAATGTTTGGTGGCACAGATCGACTCCACTCAGACATGGTGGATCAACAATATCAACAAAGGAAATAAAAATGGCTGAACAAATCAAAGATGTAAACGCAAAAGTCGACGAGCTAGAAGCCGCCGCAAAACGATACATGAGCAAGGATACTGTGATCAGTATCGGTGGCTATGAATTTACGCCTGCCAAGCTCATGGTGGCCGCAACCATTGTGAGTTCTGTGCTGGGCGGTCTTTATGGTGCGTTTGAAGTCTACAAAGACTATCAAGGCATGAAAGATAAAATTGCCAAGTATGTGGCACCGGACCTGAGCGAACTGCATAAAAAAATGGAATTGACCATGCAGAACAGTGAGAAATCGGTGCAGTACACACAGGACATCAAGAACGATCTCAAACAAGACATCCGTAGACTGGAAAAAGTTGTGGAGCAAGTGGAACGTGATGGCAAGCAGTTGAACCGTGAAGTGGATCAAGATCTGCGTCAGATGCGCCGAGAAGTAGATAGCAAGATACAAAAGGCCATGGATAATCCTCTGGCAAAATAAGTATCTGTAGGAGGATACTATATGGAAAGCACGACTATAAAAACCCTGGCTGAATACATTGCCAAACTGCATCAGACACATACCAACTTGGAACATCCAGAAGAATATGTTCATGACGAGTTAGACACCAACGGTGTGGAACAGGATCATGTGGAAACATTCTGGCCACCCGAAGTTCACTCCAGAGCTGACAAGTAATATACACTTAAATCTTATACAAGACTGACCAGTAAATACTGGGTCGATATTATAATCACAAGGAGTCGACCCAGGATCACATTAATGACCCTCCGGGGTCATTTTTTTAATCAGCGTGACGAGTTAGGAAATTCACACGTATACCTGTGGGTTTGAAGTATTCGTTGACCACCTGTTTGGCAGTCGCTACATCAAACTCTTTGCAACTAAACACGTCTATGTAGCAAGTACCGTCCAGTTCCATGAAATGTCCTGCGATGTTGCTGGTGGTGATTAGTTGCATCAAACTGTAGCCTTGTTTGGGATCCCCGGGCAACAGGTATTCAATGATGGGTTCGCCGTGTGCGGTCATGTCTATGCGTGCCACCAGATCTTTGACAAAACGGTAGATGTTGTCGCGGTTGTCTATGCCCGAGCAACCCGAACAATCCAGCAGTAAGTGATATCCCCAATACATAATATGTACTTATAGAGTTCATACTGCAGGGTTATTTTTGCTAAATACTCCATGAGTAGCCTTGCGCATATTTTCTTGTTGGTCTGTGTGATTTATCTCACTGTGGTGCTGGCGGTCAAAACCATGTTTGGTGATTACACACGATTGTTTGCCATCATGACTGCCATGTTGTTGACTTGCATAGTGGTGCTGACAACTGCTGTGACATGATTCAAAATCTATCTTGGCAGGAAGTTTCGCAACTCGCAGGCTGGGAATTAATGCGGCAACCCATGAATGCTTATGTTAACTGGTATCTGGACTGTGCGACCTGGACCTATTTAAACTTGTGGTTCTTGCCACATCGCATGCCTGGTTTGCATTCGGATGTGGATAAATTTGTCAGTCAGTTTACCTTGAACGGTATTAAAAGTTCTAATATTTGCCGACCTAGTTGACAGGTATTCTTAATCATTGAGAATACTTATTGTTTGTTTTGATTGAGAAGATAATATTTTTCTGCCATAGCATAAACTTCATCGGCATCATGCTGAGATCGTGATTTTAACCATTCTTTCTGAATTTCTTGATTGTCTCTATATTTTTGTCTTAGGTCCCGCCAAATTTTACTGGTATTAAGATTTTCCAAATTTTCAAATGCAGATTTCATATTTGTTTTAAGCTCATTGGTAACATGGTCTGAAAACTGCTTGGAAAAAAACAACCGTTTGTTGTACTGAGCAATATTGTATGCCTGTTGGAGATTAATTTGTCGTTGTTGTGGAGTCCAGTTTTTAATTGATGACATGAGATCTATCACTGCTTGTAAACGCTGTTGTGGATCTTGAATTTGATCATATTTTTCTGACCAGATGTTATCAAAAGTTTTGAATCCGTACTGTTTAAGATACTGTAATCCACCATGACTGCCAACCAAGATAAATGGCTGTGCCATGGCCATTGGTCTCAGTATTTTTTCTGTAAAGTGCAACCTTGGGTCGTCAAATAATGTTTCCAACACAACTTCTATATCAGTATTTTCATAATCTGTTTGATCAAAATCTGCGCTGTGATTCGAATTGACCTGTCCAACCAAAAAATAATTTTCCAGTGTGATTTTGGGTTTCCACTCTTGATTTAAAAACTCATGTTGTTGATAGTGAACCGACAGCTCATGATCCACGGGTTTTATACTGGTTTGGCAATGTGAATGCAAGTTGGAATTCGCAAGCATTTCCAAAAACTTTAATCTATACTCTCTTGTGCCAGTCCATCCTTGAGCATAAATTAAAAAAAGTTTTTGACTGTGTTTTTGTTGTTGCACATATTCGGCGTACCTGAACCAGTCTCTGGCTATCACCGCATGACTCCAATAATAGATTGGCAAAAAATCACAGTTTGAATATTTTTCTACTTCAACAGATCTTTGTTCGCTGTGCAACAACATGGCATGATCCCATATGGTTGCCGTTCTGATTCTAAAATTTTTCCTTGGAGTATCACGTTTGTATTTTTGAGCCATAGGCGAGTATGATATTAGAGATTCAGAAATATGCTCATAAAAATCATAATTCAGTGGTTCCTGGTCGTTGCAATACATGTCTGGAATTGTTACCCGTTGTTTCCAGTTACAAAGAGGCTCATTGAGTGGTAACAAATGCTCAAACTTTTTTGAACCATGTGGCCAAAAACGATAAATTAATACGTCACCATACACTTCGTTGGCAATATTTTTCACGTAGTGATACAATCTATCTAATGGAATACTCATTTTATGTTAAAAATTGGATTTGTTGGTCTGGGCAAATTAGGACTAGATGCAGCTGAAGTGTTTGCTGAGCACTATGAAGTACGCGGCTCGGATATTTACCCAAGAACCAGCGACACTGTAAAAGTTTGTGACATCCAAGAGACCATACAGGCCAGCGATTGGATCTTTATTGCTGTACCTACTCCACACGCCGACGGCTATGACGGAAGTGTTCCCAGCAGCCACATGGAGCCACGAGACTTTGGACATGATGCGGTCATTGACGCCATTACTAAAATCAATCACTATGCTACCAGCAACAAACGTGTGGTATTGATCAGCACAGTGTTGCCAGGGACCACCAGACATTATTTTGTTCCTAAATTGAATGATTGTCATCAATTTCTTTACAATCCTTATCTCATAGCCATGGGCAGTATAAAATGGGACATGGTCAATCCAGAAATGATCATGATTGGCACAGAAAATGGAGATTCTACAACCCTGGCACAAGAACTGGTTGAACTATATCATCCCATGATGCAAAACAATCCCCGCTATGAAATTGGCACCTGGGACGAGTGTGAAGCTATCAAGATATTCTACAACACATTTATCAGTGCCAAGGTCGGTCTGGCCAACATGATACAAGACTTTGCCATGCGCATCGGCAACATCAATGTGGATGTTGTGACCACGGCTCTTGCACGCAGTACCGTGCGTATCATGGGACCCAAATACATGACAGCGGGCATGGGTGATGCTGGTGCTTGTCATCCCCGAGACAATATTGCCCTGCGGTGGTTGGCTGAGGAATACGACATTGGCTACGACATGTTTGACACCATCATGCGAGCCAGAGAAGTGCAGGCCAAAAATCTAGCAGACTTTTTGGTTCGGCAAGCACAAGGTCACAATCTGCCCATAGTCATACATGGCAAGGCCTACAAGCCCAATGTACCTTACTGCATTGGCAGTTACAGCACCTTGATTGGGCACTATGTCAACGTCAGCGGTCATCGGGTTTATTATGTGGATCCCCTGGCCGATGATACCACAGACGTGGTTGCTGATTTTGATCAACCTGCGGTAATCTTGATGGCTCACAATCGACAAATAACTTATGGTTACACCGGTGCTCAAGCTGCGGATCCAGATTACTTTGAATTCTGCGCTGGCAGCATTGTGGTTGACCCATGGCGCACCATACAATCAAGACCAGGCATACAAGTCATACACTATGGCAACACACGAAATAATTAAATATTTTTTAGAAGTATTCTGGGATGATGAATATCAGCATCTCAATTATGTCAATGAACCTTTCAATGACACAGCGTCTAGAGATCAGTGGATGGGACTGGGATATCCCAACAGATTCACCGGCGACATGTGTGACATGCGCAGTGCTCAACCCACGTGGAATCAACGATTCATTGATATCTTTGCTGACATGGGTTGGAAAGATATCGGTACCAGCTATTATCGCATGACCACAGGTACGGTATTGCCCACACACGGTGACCTATATGTAAAGTATATTGATTTACACAATCTACAAGGTCAAGAACACAGATTGCGTAGGGCCATTGTGTTCCTAGAAGATTGGAAAAGCGGGCATTATTTTGAAGGCATGGCCGTGCCCATGATCAAGTGGACAGCAGGCACCGTGATAGAATGGCCCTACAATACTCCACACATGGCTGCCAACATTGGTCTAGAACCCAGATATACTTTACAAATAACAGGATGGATTTAATGTACACCGTCAACGAATGGGATCCTTTAGAAGCCATTGTGGTAGGAAGTGCTACTCATGCCAACTGGCCCACATCAGATCCTGTGTTTGCTGAAGAAGGACAAAAGACAACCTGGCGTGAAACTCCAGTACCGTCTGGGCCAGTGCCAGACTTCGTTGTTGATCAAGCCAACAGAGAACTAGACACACTCAGTGAAACCTTGTTGCGCCTGGGTGTCACTGTTTATCGACCTCAACCCATGGACTTTGTGGCCACAGGCGGCATGTACAATTATTGCCCTAGAGATCGCTTGCTGATCTGGAAGGACACTGTGGTGGATGTCAACATGATGTATCCATGTCGCAATCAAGAAATCAAAAATTACACAAGATTGTTGGCCAAGGCCCGCAATATTTTGACCATGCCCAGAGATCAAGGCATGATCATGGATGCTGCCAATGTATGTAGACTGGACAAAGCCTGGTTGTTTCTGGAAAGTAATTCCGGTAACCGTGCTGCTTACGATTGGCTGTGCGAAAAATTTCCAGAAGTCACAATAGAACTGTGTAACTTTTACGCAGGTGTACACATTGATTCAACAATAGTGCCCTTGCGCGAAGGCCTGGTCATGCTGAATGCCAGTCGAGTAACTGAAGAAAATTGTCCCAAGGCCTTTAAGGATTGGGAAAAAATTTGGGTAACCGAAGACCAAATTGTAGCACAGGACTTTTATCAATATCCCTATGCATCAAAATGGATAGCCATGAACATGCTGACCGTGGATCCGGAAACGGTTGTGGTTGATGCAGCCCAAACTGAATTGATTCGGATACTCAAAAGCAAAGGTATTGATTCGATTCCCTTGACGTTGAGTCACAGTCGAACTTTGGGTGGTGGATTCCATTGTGTGACTTTGGATACCAAACGACGTCATTGACAACAATCTCGTAGTTGTATATAATACTTGTATGACTACACTCAAACGCATCGGTTTCTGTTGCAAATGGCTCAATGACCCGTCAGAATGTGGCGGCATGAAAGTCAATGCCAAGGACCGCGATCTAAACGGACGTAGCACAACCATGCGTTGGTTGCGTGAGCATCCACTTGAAGCCGAACAACGCCAGTGGGACATCATGAACCACAATGCCTCGGCGGCTGTCAAGTTGATCGAGCGTGTGGCTTCATTGCCAGAGAACCGTAGAATGGTTAGATTAGGCAGTGAGATGTTGCAGGGCTACACTGAGAAAGATTGGAAAGCCTGGTGGCAAGATCCTGCCATACAGGCACACTGTGAACGGATATTTGCTCCCATTGGTGAAACAGCTCGCAGACTGGATGTGCGATTAAGTTTTCATCCAGGACAGTTCTGTGTGCTGGGTTCGGAGTCGGAAGAAATAGTAAATAGAAGCATAGAGGAGTTTGAATATCATGCTGACATGGCCAGATGGATGGGTTATGGGAAATCCTTCCAGGATTTCAAAATCAACGTACACATATCAGGTAAAGCCGGTGCCGCAGGCGCACGCCGTGCCTGGTCGCGATTATCGCCCACAGCTCGCAGTTGTATTACATTTGAAAACGAAGAAATAACACATGGCCTGGATCGTTGTCTTGAACTTGGTGATATTGTGCCTACTGTGCTTGATTGCCATCATCACTGGATCAAGACGGGAGAATATATTCAACCCACGGACGATAGGGTCCAACGTGTCGTGGACAGTTGGCGTGGTGTTCGTCCTGCTATGCACTATAGCGTTAGCCGTGAAGATGTACTTGTTGACCATGCCATTCACCATCGTCCAGATCATGCAAGTCTGTTAGAGTCAGGCCACAAGAAACAAAAACTGCGAGCACATTCGGACTTTTACTGGAATCAGGCAGTGACTGATTGGGCCTTGAGCTTTTGGGATCAATTTGACCTCCAATGCGAGTCAAAAGGTAAGAACTTGGCCAGCGAGCAGGTTTACAATCGTGCTGTAGAACTGGGGTTGGTGTAATGGAAATGGTAACCAACGCGGCCAGCAATCTGGTAAACTATATCAAACATGACTGGAAAAGCAACAGAGTAAGATTTTGTGCTGAAGTGTTTGCCTGGGCGTGCAGTGTGGTATCGGCTGTGATATTTGCGGCCACGGTGCCCACGATTCCAGTAGTGCCGCTCTACAGTATTTTTATCACAGGATGCGTGTGCAGTGCCTGGGCCTGCTACACACGCAGAAGTTTTGGCTTGATGGCCAACTCGGTATTCTTGGTCATCATCGACGGCATAGGCCTGATCCGGTACTTCTTGGTTAATTAGGCTTTTGGAGTTTTAGGAGCACGTGGCTTCTTTGCCGCTGGCTTTTTGGTTGCAGGTTTTTTAGCGGCTGGCTTTTTCTCTTCTGCAGTTTTAGGAAATGGAAACTGGCTGGGTTCCTCTACCTTGTAAGGCGCGGCTGTGGACTCAGCTGATTTAGCACCAAAAATTTTCTTTAAGAATGATAACATAATAAATCTCCTTTGTGATATTTAGTTTAAACTCCAATACCAGATCAAGCATTAAGTATTATTAAATTCTATTGCACTGCCAGGTAAATACTTCTAAGTAGAGACCACAAATCTCTACTGTAGAATTTACTCAAAAGGAAAAATTATGTCGAACTCAATCAAAGCAATCTTATCAACAGTATGGCAATTCATGTGCGATCTTGGTCATGCCAGTTATGCCGCTCATTTGGCACGAAATGGACAGATAGAACGAGCACAGTCTATCTATAAAAAATAATGATCAGCTCACGGTTTCTCAGCACAGATGAATACCATAAATTTGGATGGTGGCTCCGAGGCCTCAATGCCGAAGATCGTCGCTTGTATTTTGGCATCACAGTCACAGATCAATACATCGACCAGTTGATTGCTAGAATAACCCAAGATGTAGCCCATCACCATTTCTTGATCAGCTACAACCACACCGGATGGTTGGGGGTGCTACACATTGCCAGGGTCAACGATCACGGCATTGAATTTGGTCTCAGCGTGTTTGAAGAATATCGCAACTTGGGCATTGGCAACGACCTAATCCGGGAAGGTATTGTCTGGGCCAGAAACCGTGGCTACACTCAACTGTATCTGCACTGTGTGAAATGGAACACAACCATGGCACACCTGGCCACAAAACACAACCTGGCCATGGCTCATCAAGATGGTGATGTGGATGTGGCGGCCAGACTGGCACCACCTTCGTGGTATAGTCTACAGCAAGAAACTGCTGATGTAAATAGGCGTATATTTCACCTGTGGCTGAACCGAACTTTTTTCTCTTTCCAAGAAAATTGCGTTTAAAATTCAGCTAAGTATAATATGACCGCAATTATCGCGACCTTGGTAATGGTCCAAATTACCATAGCCTGTGTTACCTTGTACCTACACCGAAGTCAAGCACACAGAGCTGTGCAGTTCCATCCAGTGGTAGTTCACTTCATGCGTTTTTGGCTTTTTCTAACCACTGGTATGGTGACCAAACAGTGGGTGGCTATACATCGTCGCCATCATCAGAAGAGTGATCGGGCCGGTGATCCGCACAGTCCTCAAATCTACGGTATCTGGCGTGTGCTGTTTGGCGGTGCCTTCCTGTATCATGAGGCCAGCAAAGACCGTGCCATGGTTGAGAAGTTAAGCACAGGCACACCCGACGACTGGATCGAACGCAACCTATACGCTGCTCACAGCCGCTTGGGTATCATGCTCATGTTGCTTATTGACTTGGCGGTGTTTGGTCCTGTGGGATTCGTGGTCTGGGGAGTTCAGATGCTATGGGTTCCGTTCTGGGCGGCCGGTGTCATAAACGGACTCAGCCATTGGTGGGGATATCGCAACACAGATACTCCAGATACTTCAAGGAATTTGATTCCTTGGGCTTTTTGGATCGGCGGGGAGGAGTTGCACAATTCGCACCATGCCGATGGAGCCAATCCTAAGTTTAGTCAAAAGTGGTGGGAGTTTGACATTGGCTGGATGTATATCTGTATATTGAGAGCCCTGGGTCTGGCGAAGCTACGATAGACGCCGCAGAATTAAATCTTATTGAACGTCATCGAAATAGTACCACCCTGTTCAAATCCATTCCAAGGTAACACAGTAGCACCACCATTTTGAGTTTGTTCAAAGGGCGTTCCATTGGCATCAGCCACAAGTTCAATGGTTTGATCGTTTGGAGCCATCCAACCGCGATCCATGTAAACTCCTGCTTCGGGACCATAGGCCACACTGCCCTGCATGTACCATTGATTGGGCACCGACCAAAATCGCAGGGCATTGGTGTTGTTGGGATCACCAGTGGTGTTTGACCAAGAACCACCAGGTGGTATAGTGGTCAAGTCGCCCACTGCGTTGTGATTCACTGTTAGGTTATAATCAGTGTTGTTGGTTATGTTCAAGGTTGCTGTCCAGCTCATTGTGATCCTCCATTTGGTAAAACTACTTAGTTAGATTCTACCAAAAAGATTAGGAAAAAATGTTGCGATCGCATATAATAACTAAATAGAAATGTTGCACTGCCAGGTAATGCTGAATGGTTCGGGTTACCAAGGGCAGTCAAAATCGCTTATTTAAAAAGGAAAAGCAAAATGGAATTCAACAAAATCGACTTCACCAAATTATTTGACACCACTGTGGCCATCGACAGCATGCACCGAGGTGTCACAAGCATGATCACTTACATGCCTGAGCAAGTTCGTGCCAGTGCTCACACTGTGGCAGATGCACAGTTCAGCTTGATCCGCACCACAAACCGGGCTGTAAAAGAGTTTGCCGAAACTGTAGAAGCAGTGGCCAAAGAAGCACAAAAAGAAATCACCAAAACTGTAGAAAAAGCCACCAAACTAGCAGTCTAATTGCTTGTTGTTTTTGCGCAACAGCAAAAAAGCCCTGTATTGCAGGGCTTTTTTTACGGCCCAAACCTTGGTTGACTCGAAATTCACTATTTCGTACAATATAGGTATAGTAACTAATATGGAGCAAACAAATGGATTACAAAAACATGTCAACGGAAGAACTTGCTCGTAAACTTGTTAGATGTACTCCGGACCAACGAACAAAAATTCTTGCCCAAATCACGTCTGTGCAGTGCCAGCTTCTTATGAATTACATTAAAGATTCCATGCCTCAAGAAAAAGACACTTCAGGAGAAAACATTTTGGCCGTGGTCCTTGGCGTTGGGTTGTTCTTTGTGATTTGGGTAGTATTGGGTAGTCTATTCAACTAAACGGCAACCTAAAGGTTGACCAGAACTTGCATTCGTCGTATAATCAATGTATTACAACTGAAGAAGGTATGATATGAAACAACGTATTTTAGCGACCGCTATCACTGCTGCAATGTTGACCCTTGTAGGTTGCAGTTCAACTAACCCGGCTGGACCATCGGCTTCGGCTACCACAGCCATTGCAGATCAACGCCTGGCAGTCAGCGATTTCAAACGCCAAGGTATTAAAATTGGATACACCTTGAGCGGAGACATTGACTTTATTGAAACCACTGGTTATGCCGCTGTGTGGGGCTCTAGCCAAAATGCGGCTCGTGAAGCGTTCCGTGTGGCCGAACTAGAAGCCAAGAAAGCACTCAATGACTTTATCAACAAAGAGAGTATCACAAGTAGTGTCAGTGTGCGAATGATCAGTCAGAACTTGGAATCAGCCAAAGATCAACGGACCAATTCATTCTCCAGCAACAAGACCGGTGAAGATCAGCTGGTGGCCTTGGATGAAGAACCAAAAACTGCTGACAACAAAGAAACCACACAAGAAGCCAATACCGCAGTTCGCAACGATGCACTTCGTATTGCTAGCCGTGTGAATACCACTATTACCACACAAAACCGTGGCATCCTGGGCGGTTTATATCTGGTACAAGGCCAGGTAATCAACGATGGCAAGAATGTGCAAGTGGTATATCGTTGGGATCGCAAGGCCAATGCTGCCCGTCAAAATCTACGCAACTTGATGAGCCAATAAAGTGCGATTGACGGCGGCAGTTGTCATGTGTGCCGCACTAGTTGCGGCACCTGTGAGTCAAGCACAGATATCGCCAATGGTTGCTCAGGCCTTGATGCCAAGTCCGCTGGGTGTGATACTGACTGTGGGACAGTGGCTCATGTTCAGCGACAACAAAAGAGTATATTATATTGAAGTGGCCGGTCGTGGAGCCACAGCGGAACAGGCCCGCAACAACGGTTTTAGATTGGCTGTGGAACAGGCCCTGGGTACCTTGATCAGTTCAGAAACTGAAGTACGAAACGGTCGTATTGTTCGTGACGAAATCATCAGTTATGCCGCCGGCTATGTGGATCGTTTTACCATAGTAAGCACTGGGCAAGCAGGCAACCAGGTCGAAGTGGTCATGAAGGTCTGGGTGGGTCGCAGTGCCCTGGCCGACCGCTTGTTGAATAGAACCGAACAATCCGGTCAAGTAGATGGCGCCAGGGCCAGCGTTCAATTGCAAACTCTAAATCAGGAACGTGCCACAGGCGATGCTATCTTGCAACAGGTTTTGAATGATTTCCCACGCAGAGCCTTTGACATAGAACTCCGGCCCACAGATGTAGTACGACAAAACAGATCAGCCATAATGGAAATCAACTTTGGTATGAGCTGGAATCGAGACTATTTGCGTAGTTTACGGACGGCCCTGGAAGCCACTGGTCAGCGTACCAGCAACCCTGTGGCCATAATCGGTGTCAACGAGGGTGGGTGGTTTGGTGCATTTGACGGAGCCGCAAAATATGACGATACGGTCAAGTTGCAGTTGTTGGCCAATCGCATGATTTTTAGTTTGCCCACAGTTTTGGTAACCATACGTGGTCCAGGTCGCGAAGTGCTTTTTACCAGTTGCTACCTGTACCAGGAATTAGACCATCAAGAGCAGGGTTGGGTTACTCGAGAAAGATTTGTGAGTTTTTCTAATTCTGGGGCTTATGTCAACGGGCGTATGAAATTGGTTGGTAGGATACCAATTCCAATGGCTCCAGATGTTTTGAGCCGTGCCAGCACGGTGGACATGGATGTGGTTTTGCGCGGTCAGTGCCCAAATCGATAACTATTTCTCTACAAGTTCTCCGCTAAATATCAAGTACACTCGGAGAATCGAATGCGCGAGGATTTTAACTGGAGTCAGCTGGATCGCAACAACCTGTATGCGATGCTATACCAGGCTGGAACTGATATTGTTGGCCGTAAAATGCCAGTGAAAACACTGCATCAGCGGTTAAGCGCACATATCAAATCTCGCTTGCCAATCACTGTGAAAAAATGGCAGTATGATGCCAAGCAAGATCGTGGTTTCCCCTACATAGGCGGAAGCTACGACAGTGGCCTTGACCGCAAGGGCAAACGGAAGTTTATCGAAGTTGTCCTAAGCTATAACCCATTGGATACCGAAGTTCGAATAACCCGGTACCGCTGGCGTAGATTATGCTCGTTGTTTGCTGACACCGTCCTGCACGAAATGATTCACATGCGCCAGTATCGCAGTAGAAACTTCAAAGCGATTCCAGGTTACGAAAGCACAGCCTACTATCATCGACAACGACAGAACCAGGAATACTACGGTCATCGTGATGAAATGGGTGCATTCGCTTTTAACATTGCCTGCGAAATGATCGATCGTTTTGGTTACGATCCTGTGGCTATTCGCCACTACATGGACACCTTGACCAGTCGCACCCGGAGGGGAACATTTACAAAATTCTTGGCCACGTTTGATTGGGATCATGATCACGTCAAAGTGCGTCAGATGAAACAGAAGATTCTCAAGCAGTTGGAATATGCTGCTATTGGTCGTCCATTTAAGACCACAACACACTTGACTTACTAAAATTATTTTTGACGATCTCGACCCAGAGTTGCTTTGGTGCCGTATTTTTTTGGCTCTTCGGGGGCGGCAGTGATGGCACTGCGTTGTTGACCAAATACATCTAAATCCTGTGTGCCAACGGCGGCCGGAGTAGTATCCACTTCAACCTCGGCCTCATCGGGCTCAGTGACTTCAGTGGCACCATTGTATAGAATTATAAAAGTAAAGTTGCCTTTGCTGCCAGTGCTGTAGAATGTCTTGCCGGCACTGAGCTCCACATTGGTCACTGCCGCACTGGGATAGATCACTTCAAAAGGTTCCAGCTTGATTTCATTGCCGCTTTGTGTGGCGTAGGTTTCCATCTGTATAAACGCACCCCAGTTCAGGATCTCTGCGGCCACCTGGCCAAAGTTGCTGTTGTTGTTGACCCAGCTGGCTACTTCATTGGCCAACACAGCTCGTATGTGATAGAATGGTATTACAGCAGCAGGATCACGGGCCTGACGGCCTGCGTACTTTTTCTCAAGATTTTTGCTGAGCAGTCGTTGTCCTATAACTTCCGACCCTGGCGGAAGTTTTCTTATCTTCATGATCTGTTCAGCTTCTTCGGGTTTAATAATTTTGGCCAGCACAGCAGTATCCAACACACCAGGTGTGCTGCCACTGGTGACCATGCGTATCAGTTCGATGTCCTTGGCATACTTGTTTAAGATTTTTTGACCGTTGGGATCAACACGCATTTCCTCAATCTTGTCTGTGAGATTCTTGGCCGATGCCTTGGCACCTTTTTCAGCTTTACTGCTGAGTCCCATAACCTGTCCAGCTGAATTTATTAAAGTACTATCAGTGAGCCCACCAATTTTACTGCCACCAAAGGATATCTTACATGCGGCATAACCACCTTGACTCAACCAGTCTTTTTCAGCTTTCCGGGCTTCGCCTGTGGTTGTCTTGCCCATGACCAAGGCCATGGGTTGTAGCATTTCGCAGAAGTAGTTGGTGAAAGCACTAAAATTCATGTTGCCCAGAGGCAAGCGCATGGGATAACTTGTGTTGCGCATGAACGCTTCTGTGGCCTTGGCCTCATCGCTTTCTACACCAAACCGTGCCTGGATTCCTGCCAAGATATCTTGGGGTGACAAGTTTGTGAGATTACCAGTCAGCACATCTGTGGGTTTGTATCCGGCTGCTTCTTTCTTGGCCACGGCAGTTTGTAATCTAAAGCCGCCTGGCAGTTTGTTGGCGAATTCGTTTTCAGTGGGTATAGGAGAAATTTTCTGGAAGTGTCGTCCCAGATAAAATCTTTGTCCAGCTTCATTGTCGAACTGTGCCAGTCCAAATCCACCTTTTTGTTGAGATGGTGCTGTGGTACTTTCGCCCTTGGGAGTCATCCATTGAATCAAGTTTGGTGTTATTCCTAACTGCTGACTCAATTGTTGTAGAGCCTGCTGAAATTTTTCAGGAGTTTCGTAGGCACCACCACCTTCAGGGTAGAATTTTACTCCTTGGAACACAAGCCGATCGCCCTGTGGATTGGCAAACTCAGTTCCAGGTTTACGATTGGCTAGTCCTGTACTTTCTGCAATAGAATCAAGTAGGTTTAGAATATCACGCATTTGCTTTTTCTTTAAGAATATAGTATACTTATGCTACAAACAGGAGAACTCATGCCAAACTTGGTACCAATAGTGGTGGAGCAAACGTCAAAAGGCGAAAGAAGTTATGATATATACAGTAGACTTCTTCGTGACCGTATCATCATGCTGGACTCGGATGTAAACAATCACACAGCCAGCTTGATCGTGGCACAGATGCTGTTTTTAGAAGCAGAAGATCCTGATCGTGACATACTCTTTTACATCAACAGCCCTGGCGGTAGTGTCACAGCAGGCATGAGCATATATGATACCATGCAGTACATAAAATCGGATGTGAGTACCATAGTCATGGGTCAGGCCTGTAGCATGGGCAGTTTGTTGGCCACAGCCGGAGCTGCTGGCAAACGTTATATGTTGCCCCATGCCCGTAACATGATCCATCAACCGTCGGGTGGTGCAGAAGGACAGGCCACTGACATTGAAATACAAGCCAGAGAAATCTTAAAAATGAAACGCTATCTCACAGAAATCTATGTCACACACAACACCGCAGGCAAGACCTACGACGATTTTGCACGCGACATGGAACGAGATTTTTTCATGAGTGCAGAAGAAGCCGTGGCCTATGGCCTAGCAGACCGGGTAATAACCAAGCGTGAAAGCTGATAAGAACATATTTTGTAATGCCCCTTGGTACGAACTGCAGATTTATTGGGATGGTAGTTTAGGATTCTGTTGTCAAGAAGATCATAAACTCTATGCTGATGAACTAAGCACGCATTACAATGTTAGTCGCATGACCATTGCTGAATGGTTTGATAGCAAACCCATGCGAGCCGCACGTATGGGCATGTTGGGATCCAAACCCAACAGCATTTGCCAACGTTGCTACCACGAACAAGAACATAATGGCACTAGCCGCAGGCACAAGTCTAATCAAAAAAGTGTTATCTTTACCAAGACAGCATTTGACGAAAGTTACTTACAAAGTCCTGGCCACACAAAATTTGAATCAAGTCGGGCTAATCAAGGTGCTTACAGTGGCATGCCCATAGACCTGCATATTGATCTTGGCAACTACTGTAACCTTGCTTGTAAAATGTGTAGACCGCAGGCCAGTAGTGTGATTGCTGCACAAGAAGTCAAGTGGGGCAACAAAGATGCTGTGCAATATGTGGGCACTGATTGGACACGTGACGAAACAGTATGGTCACGTGTGTTGGACGAATTGGCCAGTATTCCAAATCTTAACAACATTCATTTCATGGGCGGCGAAACATTAATTACCAAACGATTTGAAGACTTTGTTGACTACATGATTGCACGTGGACGAACTGATTTACATTTTAGTTTTGTCACCAACGGCACTACATTCAATGAATCCTTGCTCAACAAGTTAACGCAGTTTAAAAGAGTTGGCATTGAGGTAAGCATAGAGACTGTAACCGAACATAATGCTTATCAACGTCAAGGCACTGATACTGAGCAGGTATTAAAGAATATTGATCAGTATCTTGAATATTGCAATGGAGATAATATAACATTGACTGCAAGGCCAGCAATCAGCGCCTTGACCATTGGCTATTACGATACCTTGTTGCGATATTGCATGGAACGTAAAATAATTGTCAAAAGTCTCTGGGTCAGCAAGCCCGACTTTTTGAATCCAAACATACTTCCAGATGCAATACGACAAGAATACATCTCAAAATATCAAAAGTTAATCAAGGATTACAAATTAGACGCAACAGATCATCTTGTTGATTATAATGAAAGTGATCCAAATGAAATTGCTCGCATAATTGCCAGCCAGGCCGATCAATGCATTGCCATGTTGACCACTGCTGGGCCAGCAGACAGTGAAGCCCAATTAAAAAACATGGTCGCCCAATGCCGTCGTTGGGATAGCATCTACGGATACGATGCTGGCAAATTATATCCAGAATTTTCTACAATATTAAATCGTTATGGCTATTCAACACCTGGTTAAATTATCAGTAACACTACGCCCAGTTGATCACCCCAACATTAGAGTAGGAGTCAATGGCGATATTTTGACCGTTGTTTTAGATAAAACACAAACTATGGACTTTGAATTTACGTCTGACAAAGATTGTCAATTAACAGTGGAACTCGTTGATAAAAAAGATCAAGAAGCTGTGGTTGTAGAATCGATGAGCTTTTTTGGTATCAGTGATCCCAAGTTTGCCTGGGCTGGTGTGTATGAGCCTGTTTACCCAGAACCCTGGGCCAGTCAACAACAATCACAGGGTGTTGCGTTAAACCCACAGTTGACAGCTCATACTTACTTGAGCTGGCCTGGTAAGTGGACACTAACCTTTACAGTGCCTGTGTTTACGTGGATTCACAGGGTGCAAAATCTGGGCTGGATTTATAGTTAGTACTCACTAACCTGCGGATTTTTGGGCGGTTGACTCGAAATGCCCGATTTGCTATACTAGTTCTATAGTAAACAAAAAGGAGCAAGTATGAGCAAAGCAATTTATTTCGCAGGTGTTAGTCGTGTTGCAGGTGAACTAAAATTCCGCACTGCTGCAAGTCCAGCTCGTTTTCAGCAGTTGGGTAAACTTGGCGACACAGATGTTGAAATGGTCAATGTTAATTGTGAAACCAAATCGCAAGCGGCCAAAGAATTACTGAGCCGTAATTTTGCCAACGGTCGTGCAGATATTGAAGCATTGTTGGTGACAGTTGCAAACGATGATAATCCGTTTGCTCGTCCCAAAAAGGCTCGCACTGCGAAAGTTAAAAAGAGTGAACTGGTCGAACCTGCTCGTGACCGCAAAGGTCGTGTCAAAGACATCGAGCAGTTCTACACCTGGTTCAACACCAAGATGAAACCTTCAGAAGCCGAGCGTGTGCGTGCCGAGTTCAATGAGCGTGTACGTGAAGCCTACGAAGCCAACTAAGGAGAAGACATGTTGAAATATCAAACCACAACCGAATACCGAGCCATGCTCCGTGATCTCAGCACCGCAGACTTGTTGACCTTGTCTGAATCTCATGTCAACAACCAGGCATATCAAGACTTGATCGATGCAGAAGTAGAACGTCGTATTGCCCGTTGGGAGATAGTGTATGCTTAAATTCAGAGTCTTAGCCAGCGAAACTGTGTTCTACGAATTTGTGGTAGAAGCCGACAGCATGGAACAGGCCCAGGCCCGGATAGATCGTGGCGACTACGACACTGGGCCGGCATATGATGGAGATAATTTTGAAATTGACAGCATTGAACAGGAGTCCACAGTATGAACTTGACGCAAATCAAAGCAGAAATCTTAACCGGCGGATTTGACAATGCTGGCTTGCAGGAACTAATGGAAACCGTGCAGTGTGCTCGGGCTCAATTGGGCAAGACGGTCAAACGTCAACTGCAACCTGGTGTGAGTGTCAGTTTCGTTAGCAATCGCTCGGGTCAACGAGTGTTGGGTACAGTGGAACGTGTGGCCATCAAGAACATTGTGGTTCGCACCCACCTGGGCCTGTATCGTGTGCCGGCCAACATGATTGAAGTGGCATGAAGCACTTGCCCGTAGAATCATTTATTTCTGGAAATGCACCGTTGTATTCAGTGGTGCGCGAATATCCGGACCTGCGCATGGTGCCCATTGACCATGTAGAAACAGTGAGAACAGGCCTGCACAGACTGGGCTACAGGTTCCGCATACGCTATCGTGGACCACACCGGCCCCAATACGATACTCTCAAACAAGATGCTCGGGCATTCACAGTTTACATTGAAGAGGACTTAATATGAGGATCAACATCAGTGATTTTGTAACAACCAAAGACCGGACTATTTCAGGTCAAGTCATGGAAATTGTCGGCAATCGTGCTGTTGTAATTGACGATGCTTCGGAGTACGAATATCCAGAAAATTGCTTGGAATTCAAACTCAGCGAGCTAGATCCCTTGTAGATACAAGAAAAAAAGTCTTTAGAAATCAATGACTTACAACTACTAAAAAAGCCTAGGAAATCAATGACTTACGCTACCTAAAAATACTGTATTTTTCCAGGTTGACCGAAAACACCATTTCGGTTATAATGTATGTATAGTGATTAATAAGGAGCAGAAAATGGTTGGACTAACAATAGTAGATGGTGACATCATCCGTAGTTATGACTTCAAACCCATGGCGGGCCGTGAAGACACCTTTGTGGAAGGCCAAGTGTTGGATAGCCATAATACCGAGCAAGGTTATCAAGCCTACAAGATCCTGGTTACCAAAGATTCATGGAGTGATGCCGAAGATGCGGGTCGTTTGGGTCATGTGGTATTTGTGCCTTGGAGAGTTGACTTTAGCGAGTTCCAAGGCCGTGTAATGAACTTGAGCAGATAAGGAGGCCATATGATAGCAAGCAAACAACATCGACAGACCGTGATTGACTTGACTGGGCCAGATGGAAATGCTTACTATCTCTTGGCCCAGGCCGAACGCCTGGCTCGGCGCCTGGACCTGGATTCTGCGATGATCCTGGATGAAATGCGTGCCGGAGATTATGAAAATCTAGTGCAGGTATTTGATCGTTATTTTGACGATTACGTCATATTGGAAAGATAATGAAAGCATTCCTGGAGACCACAGCCTGGGACACAGATTTTGCCATGCCAAATCACGTGTACTTCTTGAACGATTCCCGAGACAAGATGTATGGCTATGTCCAGGCCAGCACCGGTGAGGTCAAACAAATGACCACACCATATCGTTTCCATACTCGTGGTAGGAAGTTCCAGGAAGTTGCCAATACCTGGGGATTCAAATGCGACCAAGCAGTTCCAGAGGGTTTTGTCAAAATTGTGATTGGGTCAAAAGGTGAAAAATACACCGTCACTGAAGTTTCTGGTGTGCATCAATGTTCTTGCCCAGGGTTCAAGTTCAGAGGGCAGTGTCGCCATATAGAACTTTAGACACACATCTTCGGTCGGTGTGTACAACACAACGATCCACAAAACAAAATCGGCCTAGGCCGATTTTGTTACTTTAATGTAAGTATTCTATCCAGAGCTGCTTGGGTGTTTATAATTTCCATATCCAACTGATTGTAGGATTCTAAATTGCCATTTTGACTAGCCGCATTTTTTGAAGTCTGCAACGCTCGTATCTTGTTTTGCAATATTAAAATGATTTCATCTAGTGACATTTTATTTTATCCTAGTAGAATAACAGCACACGGAAATGCTCTTGGAATTGTTGGCGATTGAGCCACAGATAAGGCACGCCTTCTGCCGTCATAAACACTTCCATCTTGTTGCCAATACCAGCAGTACCAGCAACGTAGGGGAATAATCCTGCACCCTGAATCCAGTTGGTAGTCAGGTCGAGGTAATATACCCGTTGTGTTACGTCTTTGGTAAAGTACAAGCGGTTCACACCGTCATACGCAAACATACTGCCCGTGCTCAATGTTTCAGTAAATGGCGTGGTTTGTATCAATGCCACTCGGTCTGTATTCAAATCCAGACGGTCAAAACCTGCTGTATTACCGCCTCTGGGCATGATAATATACTTGCCCTTGGTGCTGGACGCTGTATTGTTGTACGCCCAGGTAATCTCATGCCCAGTACCCTTGACTGGTATTGACAACAAACTGTACACACCCACGTTGGCCAGTGGAGAGGTTGCAGAAGCAAAGCCAAGAGTTCCAGTGTTTGCAGTAACAGAGGTAATAATAAGTTCTTGGTTAAGACCAGTGGCACCTGATTGAATCTTAATTCTTCTACCAACAAGTGACTGATTCCATGCTGCACAAGTAATTGTGCCCGATACGTTACCAGAATGTGGTACGCTCACAGTGAGTGTTGTAGTACCTGCGCCTGACAGTATTTGTGTGCCGTTTGCAATATTAGCGCCTGTAACATACCAACCATTTACGCTGCCCGGAGCAGCAGCAGATAGACTAATTGTATTGCCCTGTGCTGTACCGGTGCCTGTTGCAGTTGCCCAAAATGCACTGGCATCTACCAGGGTAGTTGTGCTACCACCAGTGGCAACACCTGAGTTATACAGGGTGGTTGTGCCTTCCAATGCCGCGCCTAATAATTCTTTGTTACAGACTGCATATCTAGTGACGGCAGCAGTTGGTGCAATCGCCAAGTTAGCCAAGAAACCCATGGTACCTCCACCTACACCAGCGGTGGTAGCCTGCATCAATTGACCAGCAGCTGATCCTGTGGTTGCCGCTGGAGCACCCGTGGTCATTACAACCACCCGACCAGGTACCAAAGGTGGATAAAAGGCTATGTTGCCTGACACGTTGCCTTGACAAGCATTGGAGAAGTTAATAACTGATGTACCTGCGCCGCTGTTAACAGTGGAACCAATAGCAATATTGGCGCCCACAGCATACCAACCAGTGATGGCATTGCTGGTGTTGGCTGACATGGTCACGTTGGCAACACCTAAACCACCACCTGATGAGAATGTGCTGGTGATCGCGGCCGCAGGTCCCCATGGCGAGAATGTCATTACACCTGATGGTGTACCGGCCTGAGTGGCTGATAGTGTCAATGTTGTACCACCTGCACCTGATGCAATAGTTGTACCAGCAGTAATATTGGTACCAGAAACATACCAGCCATTGATGTTGGTTGGTGTAGTTCTTGTAAATGTTAAACTGGTAGTATTTGCACTGGCGATGTTGTCACGGAAGTCCTTGCTGGCATCTGACAAGTTAGCTGCACTCAATGCTGTGAGAAAAGCGTAAGTACCGGAACCTGTGGCACTGGGCGTATAGGTAAATGTTGTTGTGCTGGGTACTGTGACAATCTGTTCCAATCCAGTTATATTGAACTGGTCGTTAGCAGCCGATGTTACACCACGAATACTTACATACTGACCAACTTTGAAGTTGTGTGCCTGCACGGTTGTGGCTGTAATGGTTGTGGTACCAGCCAAACTGGAGATAGCAAATGGCATTTGTTCGTAGATAACATGGTTGGAATCGCACAACAAAGCCGCAGCCACACAGGCAATGCCTGATTCGTACATGCGACCATGTGTCAACATGTCCAAGTTACCAGTGTTGTACTTGAACAGTTCACCAGAACCGCCCCAAGAGAAATACATGGCTTCTGTTGTGCCTTGAATACTGTACACAGAAGTGTTGTCGGGCAATATGTTCCAACCAGAATAAAGGGTCAGTGCGGTAGCTGTGTTGGATGCAATTTGACGCAGTTGTCCTGCGCCGGTGCCTGCCAAAATACGCACAGAATAGTTGACATAACGATTAACAGTCCAAGACTTGGTGGTGTCGTTTAATGTGTTATAGGTGTTGGAGCCGGTACTGATGCCACCGTCATAGCCAAGGATCTGATAACGTGAAGTGGTATCGGGTGCAGTTGTAATTGTTGGGAATGTTAAGGTATTGGCTGTATTGCTGGTGATTGTTGTAAGTTGCCCACGACCAGTGCCTGTCCAAATGTACAACGGATAACCTGCCCATTGGTTCACGGTCCAGTTTTGTGTGTTGTCTACCAGGGTAGTTGTGGAACCACCAGTGGCCACGCTTTGTACCCAAATGCTGGCGTTTTCTGTAATACGCTCTAAGCTACTGTCTGTGGGAGCAGCAACAATCATGTTGGTGTTGGCTGGCTTGGAATACCACATATCGTGTAGCACATCATAGTACTGTAGTGTGACAAACGGCGCCGCGGCTGCACCAGACTGCAACCAAACACCACCGGATTGAATAACAAATCTGCTGGTGTTATCAGGAATGACGTCCCATGCTGTGTCAATCGTGACACTACACGATTCAATTTGATACACGGTACCAGCCGCTGGTGCCACCATGGTGTTGTTGGCAAATGGGTCGTTTTGTACAAAGTTTGGATCACCAGTGGTCAAGACTGTGGCACTGTTGTATAGAATCTTACGAACCTGTTGAGAACCAGTACCAAATAGGGTACGAACCACGTAGCCCACCCAATTGTTCACGTTGAGTGTTGTGCCCACATATCCTGTGGTCCAGGTTTTTGAGGTGTCGGTTAAACTGGTTGTACTACCAGCTGTGGCCGCACCATAGTCTGCCACAACAGGGTCACTGATTGCTGTGATAAGACGCTCTTGACCAGCACCCTTGCCCGAAAGAATACGAACTTTGTAATTCAGGGCTGTTCCACCGTAAGGTAGTCCTGTGACAAACGCATTGCTTGTGGCTGATATCACACGGTTGTAATAGCCCTGCGCCCCTGCAAAACGCATGGAGCTAGATGTAACAGGTGCTTGTGGCGGTGTTGCCAACTGTTCGTAGGTGTCTGCAACAGTGTCGTAACGCCAGAAGTTGGTGGCGTTGATTAGATAATACAGGTATCTACCGCTGTTTTCCTGGAATTGACCGTTGTCAGCAACAGCGGAGCAAGATACACCCGCTGTAGGTGCCACAGGAGAGAATCTTGTCCACTCCCATACTGGTAGGTCTATCTGTTTTCTTAATTGGTTGGTTAGTATGGCCATTTAATGTGTTTCCATTAAGTAAATGTTAGTTTATTGCGAATTGCGTTTGAGTAGGTGTTTCTAGTCACATCAATATATTGAGCTTGGTTATAGCCAGCTACGTTACCCAGGTTGGTTAAAGTTCCAGCTGAAATGTTACTCACAGTGCTCACAGTGGTCACAGTGGTCACAGTGCTCACTGTGGCCAGTGTAAGACCCGCGGCAATATTATCAAGTGTGATTCTTTGGCGGTTACCAATATCACATGCAGACTGCGATTCCAGCAACTTGACCATGCGTTGCAACAAAGCAATATCATTTGCTGTTGCTGGATCAATTTCAACACCATTGGTGTCGTTGATTGCTACATTACCTGTTACAGCTACGGCTGTTTGTCCGATAAAACTCATTAGGTCACCTCAATAGCACTAAGAATTACATCAACTGATGAAGTTGCAGTCACAGTCACGATGTTATTGGCTGCCACTATTAATCTGTTGGAATCAATAACACTCAAACTGGTACCCACAGGAATAGAAACACCCACCACAATGTTTGCAGTGTTGGCCCCTGCATACATGGTAACGTTGGCCATGGCATTAGAAACAGTGGAGTTGTTGCAGATAATTAACCCAATAACAGTGGACTGAATACCGTTTGCAGTGGGATTATACACTACTGTATTGCTAGTGACATTGTTGGCTAAAAAGTTTTTGTAAGCAATTGGCATATGATTTATTTATGATATAAATGCATTGGTCAACGAGATCAATACCAAATCCGTTGGTGCCAGCGACGTTCCGTAGGGTACAAGTACTGTATTGGACGATTGAACGTTGCCAGTGATAAACACGCCTGTGTTGGCAAATACAGCCACGTTGGCTGTGCCAGCAATGGTAACATTGGCATTGCCACTTGGTGCTGTGGTAATATTGGTTGTGCCGTTTACAATACTTGTGCCGCCAGCAACTGTAATGTTAGAAATGAATTGTCCATCTCCAACAAAATAACCAGCTGTGGTAATATTGCCCGTGGCCGAAATCAAGCCAGCAGTGAGCAAGTTACCAGTTTGTGTGTTGCCTGTGACACTTTGAGTACCTGTTACAAATACACCTGTGTTGGCAAATACTGCCACGTTGGCAGTACCGGCAACACCCACGGTGATGTTGGCATTGACAGCAGCATCGATGTTTGAAGTGCCATTGGCCAATGGGAAGGCTGCTGCAGCACTTATTCCAGTTAATTGGCTACCATTACCAATAAAGAAACCACCAGTGATGTTGCCCGTGGTTGTGATGGTATTTGAGCCAAAGGCGGCCATGAAATTGGCCACATTGGCATTGCTGTAGTTGCCGGCTGGCAAGTTTGTGAGTTGGCTACCGTCGCCGATGAAGAAGTTGCCAGTGACGTTGCCAGTGGCTGAAATCAAGCCACCTGTGAGTAGATTTCCAGTTTGTGTGTTGCCAGTGACACTGAGGCTTGGCAACACACCTATGTTGCTGGCTGTTATACCAGTGAGTTGGCTTCCATTACCGATGAAGTAGTTGCCAGTGATGTTGCCCGTGGCTGAAATTAAGCCACCTGTGAGCAAGTTACCGGTTTGTGTGTTTCCTGTGACACTGAGACTTGGTAATACACCTATGTTGCTGGCTGTTATACCAGTGAGTTGTGAGCCATTACCGATGAAGAAACCGCCAGTGATGTTGCCGGTGGTTGTGATGGTATTTGAGCCAAAGGCGGCCATGAATGCAGCCACATTGGCATTGCTGTAGTTGCCTGCTGGCAAGTTTGTGAGTTGACTGCCATCACCTAGGAAGAAGTTACCAGTGACATTGCCAGTGGCACTGATCAAGCCACCTGTGAGTAGATTTCCACCTGTGATGTTGGCCGCCGATGTTATGGTACTAGTGGCCGAAATCAAGCCACCAGTTAATATGTTTCCACCTGTGACATTGCCAGTGGCTGTGACCAGGCCACCTGTGAGTAGATTTCCAGTTTGTGTGTTTCCTGTGACACTGAGACTTGGCAATACACCTATGTTGCTGGCTGTTATGCCGGTTAATTGGCTTCCGTTACCAATAAAGAACCCGCCAGTGATGTTGCCGGTGGTTGTGATGGTATTTGAGCCAAAGGCAGCCAAGAAAGTGGCCACGTTGGCATTGCCATAACTTGCGGCTATGCCAGTTAACTGGCTACCATTACCTAAGATAAAGTTACCAGTGATGTTGCCAGTGGCACTGATCAACCCACCTGTCAAGACATTGCCGCCGGTTATGTTGGCAGCTGAGGTTATGGTACTAGTGGCTGAAATCAAGCCAGCCGTCAACACATTGCCGCCAGTGACATTGCCAGAAGCACTTACAACACCAGTTACAAATTGACCTGTGGTGGCAAATACTGCCACGTTGCTGGTTCCGCCAACGCCCACTGTGATGTTGGCATTGACCGCAGCATTGATGTTTGAAGTGCCATTGGCCAATGGGAAGGTTGCTGCAGCACTTATTCCAGTTAACTGGCTTCCGTTGCCAATGAAGAAGTTGCCTTGAATGTTGCCAGTGGCACTGACCAGGCCACCTGTGAGCAAGTTGCCAGTTTGTGTGTTTCCTGTGACACTGAGACTTGGTAATACACCTATGTTGCTGGCTGATATACCAGTGAGTTGGCTTCCGTTACCAATAAAGAACCCGCCAGTGATGTTGCCCGTGGTTGTGATGGTATTTGAGCCAAATGCCGCCATGAAATTGGCCACATTGGCATTGCTGTAGTTGCCAGCTGGCAAGTTTGTGAGTTGACTGCCATCACCAATGAAGAAGTTGCCTTGAATGTTGCCAGTGGCACTGACCAGGCCACCTGTGAGCAAGTTGCCAGTTTGTGTGTTGCCAGTGACACTGAGACTTGGCAATACACCTATGTTGCTGGCTGATACACCAGTGAGTTGGCTTCCATTGCCAATGAAGAAGTTGCCTTGAACATTGCCAGTGGCACTAATCAAACCACTTGTTAATATGTTGGCACCAGTGATGTTGGCCGCTGATGTAATAGTCGATGTAGCACTAATCAGGCCACCTGTCAATACGTTGCCTGCTGTGACGTTGCCAGTTGAGCTCATTATGCCAGCGGTCAAGACGTTGCCTGCTGTGACATTGCCTGTGGCTGTGATCAATCCTGCTGTGGTAATATTTCCGCCTGTGACATTGGCAGCTGAAGTGATACTTGAAGTGGCTGATATTAATCCTGTGGTTAATACGTTACCACCTGTGACATTGCCTGTGGCAGTTACTAGACCTGCGGTGACCAGGTTGCCACCTGTTACGTTGGCCGCTGAGGTTATTGTGCTTGTTGCTGAAATTAAACCAGCGGTTAATAGATTGCCACCGGTGATGTTGGCTGAACTGGTAATGGTTGAAGTGGCACTGATCAGGCCAGCTGTCAAGACGTTGCCTGCTGTGACATTGCCTGTGGCTGTGATCAATCCTGCTGTGGTAATATTTCCGCCTGTGACATTGCCAGTGGCAGTTACTAGACCTGCTGTTCTTATGTTGCCGGCATCCACGTTGCCTGTGACGCTTAGGCTGGTTCCTGTGGCTGCTCCAATGTTGGGTGTGGTCAGGTTGGCCGACGCTTTGACACTAATGTTGCCACCACCATCAAAGGCCGTGGTTACACCATCTACTTTGGCATTGATCACCGTGCCTGCTAGACTGATACCTGCTGCGGTATTGGCTGTGTAGGTCTGGCTGGAACTGAACTGCGCAAAGGTAATGTTGCTGGTGCCGAATATTATGTTTCCGGTGGGTGCGTTGACCAAAAAGGCCGATCCTTTGTTGACGTTACCACTGTTGACAAAGAAGTAGTCGTTGATGCCCAGGGCATCAACATTGCCAACCCCGGCTGTATTTTCTGCAGAGGCACGTGTGATTACTGTGGCGTTTGACCACACATACACACCATTGAGCACAGCATTGCCTTCGTCCTTGACCAAGATTCTTGTGTTGGCTGACTGAACGTTGGCTGTGTCAATGAGATTGAAACTGCCAGTTGTGGTAATAGTAGCGCCAATACCGTTGCCAGCGCCGCCAGGCTGAGCATAGGTGACGGTACCACCAGTGGTTGTGGTCAAGTTGGTTGTAGTTGCTGCCACCACTGGTTGGTGATAGCTGATGGCAGTGCTGACCAAGTTGTCCACATACAACTTGGTGGCTGCGTCCTGATTTTGAGCAGGTTGTGCCACATTGTTGATATTTTTGCTGTTGACACTGACATTGCCAGCGGGTGCCAAGGTTATATCACCAGTTCCAGTACTAATATTGAGCGCATTGGTATCAACAATGTTGCCACTGACATTTAAATTAGCACCGGTGATGTTGCCTGTGGCTGAAATCAAGCCGGCTGTGAGCAAGTTGCCACCGGTCACGTTGCCTGTGGCAGTTACTAGACCTGCGGTGACCAGGTTGCCACCTGTTACGTTGGCCGCACTAGTAATACCGCCTGTGGCACTTACAATACCACCTGTTAATAGGTTTCCACCAGTGATGTTGGCCGCCGATGTTATGGTCGATGTAGCACTGATCAATCCACCTGTTAATACGTTACCACCTGTGATGTTGCCTGCGGTAACAGTGCCTGTGGTTGACACAACGTTGCTGCCAAAGGCAGCCAAGAAAGTGGCCACATTGGCATTGCCATAACTTGCGGCTATGCCAGTTAACTGGCTTCCATTACCAATAAAAAAGTTGCCAGTGACATTGCCAGTGGCCGAAACTAAACCACCTGTGAGTAGATTTCCGGTTTGTGTGTTGCCAGTGACACTGAGACTTGGTAATACACCTATGTTGCTGGCTGATATGCCTGTGAGTTGGCTTCCGTTGCCAATGAAAAAGTTACCTTGAATGTTGCCCGTGGTTGTGATGGTATTTGAGCCAAATGCCGCCATGAAATTGGCCACGTTGGCATTGCTGTAGTTGCCTGCTGGCAAGTTTGTGAGTTGACTGCCATCACCTAGGAAGAAGTTACCAGTGACATTGCCAGTGGCTGAGATCAAGCCGCCTGTGAGCAAGTTACCAGTTTGTGTGTTTCCTGTGACACTGAGACTTGGCAGCACACCTATGTTGCTGGCTGTTATGCCGGTTAATTGGCTACCGTTACCGATGAAGAAACCACCAGTGATGTTGCCCGTGGTTGTGATGGTATTTGAGCCAAATGCCGCCATGAAATTGGCCACGTTGGCATTGCTGTAGTTGCCGGCTGGCAAGTTTGTGATCAGGCTGCCATCACCAATAAAGTAGTTACCAGTGACATTGCCAGTGGCTGAAATCAGGCCACCTGTGAGCAAGTTACCAGTTTGTGTGTTGCCAGTGACACTGAGACTTGGTAATACACCTATGTTGCTGGCTGTTAT